GAGTTACATCAGGTCTATGCGTCAGATAGAACCGGACGTAACATGAGACGTTATGCCTCGCAGATGATTCACGATTCATTGATGCAGTTCGATGCTTCAATCAATGTAGCGGCAGGTAAAGAAGTCGGTGCGGATCAATGGAAGTATTACGGTTCAGTCATTCAGGATTCGCGTCCTTGGTGTATCAAACACGCAGGAAAGAGATTCTCTGAGGATCAGATTCGTGATCTATGGGCAAACAACGAGTGGCAGGGCAAAGCACCTGGTGATCCGTTCATTGTCCGTGGTGGATATAATTGCCGACATCACTGGCGGCCAGTATTTGATATTGAGGTGGACTGATGCCATTAGCATTAGAAAAGAAACTCAAGAAGATTTGCAAGCAACGTGGGATGAGCAAGCAGCAATGCAATAGTTACGTCTACGGTACTTTGCGAAAGACCGGATGGAAACCATCCAAGTAACTTAACCAACTCGCAAGAGGTAACGTCACATGAGCGATGAAGTCATGGGTAATGAAGGTGTACAAGAACCCGTACAGGATAACGTACAGGAAAGCGTACAAGAGGATAATCGTACATTCTCGCAAGATGATCTGGAACGGATCGTTGAGCAACGACTAATGCGTGAGCGCAAGAAGTACGAGAAGAAGCTAGAAGGAGTTGATCTGGATGAAGCGCGGAAACTACTCGAAGAAAAGCAGCAAGCCGAAATCGAACGCCAGAAAGAAAAAGGCGAATTCGAGAAGGTCTTACAGCAACTCGCAGAGAAGAAAGACAATGAGATAAACCAGTACAAGACCAAACTGCAAGAGATTCAGGTTGACGGTGCGCTAATCAATGCCGCAAGTCAGCATGGTGCAGTTAGTCCAGATCAAGTTGTTGCTTTGTTGAAGAACAAAACACGCCTTGGAGACGATGGTTCTGTTGAGATTTTGGATAATGACGGAACTGTGCGTTATAATGATTCTGGAACACCGATGCAAGTCAATGAATTAGTATCGGAGTTTCTTACTGCGAATCCACATTTTGTGAAAGCGTCACCTAGTGGCACTGGATCAAAGGGTGCAGCAGGTGGCTCTACACAGAAGCCTTCATCTGTGGCTGATATGCTTGCTTCATGGGATAACGGTGGCAAAGAAGCGTATGCCGCAATGAAGGGCAAGCGATAAATCGTTTGTATTTTTAACTGATGTAAAAGGAGTCCGAAATGGCTGCATCAACCACTACAACTCTTGACGATCTGTTCGTCAATATCGTTGCTCAGGCACGATTCACAGCAGAAGAACAATCTCTGCTCCGCAACTTGGTCACTGTGTACAATATCGATGCACAGCCTGGTGTAACTGTTCAAGTACCTAAGTATCCTTCTGTGACAGCAGCAGACCTTACTGAAGGCACTGACATGACCTCTACAACTGTCTCTACTTCTTCAGTAGCGATCACTGTTGCAGAAGTTGGCGCACAGGTGTTCTTGACTGACATGGCTGCAATGGGTGCAGGTAATCCTGCTGATGAGTTAGGAACTGTTCTTGGTAATGCAATCGCAACTAAGATGGACAAAGACGCAATCGCAACATTCGATGGCTTCTCAACTTCATTGGGTGCGACTACTGTTGAACTGACCGTTGCTTATTTGTTCCAAGCTGCTGCAACACTCCGCGCTAACAAAGCACCAGGACGTTTGGTTGGTGTATTCCACCCATACCAGACCTATGCTTTGAAGGCTAACTTGACCAACACATTCGCTAACCCTAACGGTGGCGATCTCCAGAACGAAGCAATGCGTTCAGGATATGTTGGCACAATCGCAGGTATCGACATTTTTGAATCAGCCAATATTACTATTGACGGTTCAGGAGATGCTAAGGGTGCTGTATTCGCACCAGAAGCGATTGCAATGGCTATGAAGCGTGACTTCAACCTTGAGCCAGAGCGTGACGCATCTAACCGTGGTTTCGAGCTAAACGCTACTGCCATCTATGGCGTAGGTGAGCTAGACGATGCTTACGGTGTCGAGATGTACTTTGACGCAGGACTCTAGAGTCTGACGAGATGCCGCCCTACGGGGCGGTTTTCTCACTAGGAGGTTTCATGGCAGTCACCTATCGAGGAATGAAGTTCGCAGGTTACAACAAACCAAAGCGCACTCCTAAGCATCCCAAAAAGAGCCATGCAGTATTAGCTAAATCAGGTGACAAGGTTCGTCTGATTCGTTTCGGTCAACAAGGTGTTAAAGGTTCGCCATTTCGCAAAGGTGAATCCTCTGCTGATCGAGCAAGACGTAGAGCGTTCAAGGCGCGTCATGCTAAGAACATCGCAAAGGGCAAATTCTCAGCAGCATATTGGGCTGATAAGGTGAAGTGGTAATGGCGTTTTCTACTGACTCAGATTTGATCGTAATTGTTCCTGACATTCTTGATCTAGGCATTGATTCATTTGCTGACGAACACTCAAAGGCGGAAGCCGATATTAAGCGTGAGATTCGTACACGTTGGTGGCCTCGCACAAACTACAAAGGCGAGATGAACGAATCATTGCTGACAGAAACGCAATGGACAAAAGCGAACGCCTATCTAGTCTTGTGGAAGTATGCACTACCTCAGTTGACCAACTGGGTAGATGGTGACAGATTCCGCGAAATGATTTCCT